AGCGGATGTTGTCCTTGTCCTGAAGTAGCGTGGCTACTCGGGTGACGACAGCGGTTGCGGTGAGGGTGCCCATGATGGTTCCTAGAAAGATCTCAGCGAGGTATTGGCCGAGGTTAGCGCTCACCACGCGGGAGGGGTGCCCTTAGATCACGGCACCGGTGTGCTGCGCAATGGAGTGCGCTGCCGGCCTACCTGGCGCTGCGCATTGGCGCGGCTGACCCCGGCGAGATACACCATCTCCGCGGTCGATGCCATCCGCAGGTCGCCATACACCATGAGCAACCTGGATGCGGCGCCGGCGCCAATGGTCTCGCGCCAGTCCTGGTACAGCATGTCCGGCAGCGTTGTGGCGCCAGCCTTGGGCTGCAGCGCGGCGACGCACTCAAGTGTTCCTGCGGCCTGGCTGGCCGGGAAGACGCTGATGGTGTTGGATATCGCGTGGTTGTACGACGTTGGGGCGCCTGATTGACCCACCATCTCGTACTGCTGGCGGGGGGTCGATCGGTGCAACGCCGTCGTGCGGCTGCCAGACCGGACCCTGGCATCAAGCACCGCCAGCACGTCCGCGTTCGCATCAGCGAAGAGCTCGTACGCGTCGGTGCCTGGTACCAACGGCACCGGGTCAATGTCCGCCACCCATATCAGCGTGTCGCGGCAGAACTGGATCGCGGCATCGACCAGAACTCGGTCGACGGTGAAGTCCGGCACGCCAGGTGCGGTCGGAACCACGTAGGGGTAAAACGCACTAAGCAGCGGCATGCTTTACGCTCTCTTGCCCATCTGCAGGCGTACGGTGTCGACCAGCTGGGCCTTGGTGTTCTTGCTGTCGAGCTCGACGCCAAAGTTGCGCTGTGCGTACTGCAGCAGCTCGGCCTTGGTGAGTTGCTCGAGGTTCACCAGCGGCATGTCGCGCTCGAGCTCGTCCTCCGGCTCATCCTCGGTGACGTCGGTCATCAGAGTCTTGAGCGGCGGCAGCTTGTCGCCAATGCGCGCGTCTTCAAATTCGGTATGGGTCAGCAGCTTGATTGCTACAGACACCGGTACTGCGACCTCCTCGCTGAACGACCAGCGCTTGCCGGTGCCGTACAGTCGGTCGATGAAAACTGGTTTGGCGCCGATGTAGCGCACCGGGACTTGCAATTCTTTGACAGGCATCAGGTGTTCTCCGGAAGTGATACCCGGACCACCGCGAGGCGGCCCGGGCCTGCCTTACTGCGCAGCTCAGTTGGTGATCGGGACCACCGTGTCCAGAACCATCACACCGTGATCCACGACGTTCTTGTTCGGCAGCTTGAAGCGCAGCTTGGCTTTGCCGCCCATGCAGTCGCCGGCCACTTCCATCGCGCGCTCGAAGTTGTACTTGTTCTCGAGCCAGCTGAAGTGGTAGTCGGACGACTTGTTGGCGCCGTAGCAGTTACCCAGTGCCTGTGCGCCCAGGAGCAGCGCACGATCGACTGCGAAGCCTGCACCGATCGCCGGGACGTTGGTCGCGGTCTCGGTACCGGTTGCAGCGTTGGCCGTGAGGATGTGGCGGATAGCCTGGCCGGCACCAAAGCGGATGGCGCGGTTGAGCTTCTTGACCAGGATGCCGTTCCACATACCGACTTCGCCCTTGAACAGCGGATGCTTGGAGCCGTAAGAGGCGCGGTTCCATGCGTTCTGCTGGAAGGCACGGATGCCGGTGGAGCTGGTGTTGGACAGCAGGCTCGACCACTGGCGCGGGCTCACGTACATCACCCACATGGGGTCGTCCGCGGCGGCCGGGTCATCGGAGATCTTGACCGGTTGCAGCGGGTACGCCATCTCGTCGAGCATGGTGCGCAGGCCGTCGATGTGCTCGAGCAGCAGCTTGTCGGTCGACTCCATGGCCGTGATCTTGGCCGCGGTGTCTGCCAACAGGATGCTGCCGCCGTCAGCGAGGAAGTGGCTGCCGTAGGACGGTGCTACAACGTCGTTGACCATGATGGCGGCGAAGTCGGCATCGGCTGCGAGGGGCACGACCCAGTCGTCGGTCTCCTGGAAACCGCGCGCGCCGGCCAGATGCACCAGGGTGGTCTGGTCATCAAAGCGCGACCAGTAGGAGACCAGGTTAGCCATGGCGATGTTGCGCAGGTCATGCACGGTACGCTTCTGGCTCATCTTGCCGCCTGCATCCACGGCCTTGGTCAGCAAGTCAATGCTGATGTCCATGGACGCGTTCTGCAGCGCAACGCCGGATCCTTCCGCGTCAGCATCGCCGACGATGGGCTTGCCGCCGATCGAACCGAAGATGTCGACCGAGACCTTGTCGCCGGCGGTCTTGGACAAGTCGGTGATGCGAACCACCGGCATGTCAGCCGAGGTTTGCGCCTTCAACTTGTTGAGGGCGTCGCCGGTCTTCGGTGCGGGCCCGGTGATGGCGCGCGAGAATCCGGGCGCCTTTTGGGTCTGCGCGAAGAGCGCGACGGAAAAGAGCTTACGCGCGAGGGCGGAGCCCTTTGCTACTGAGGTGGCGAAACCGCCGGTTGATCCAGCCATGATGTGCTACTCCTGTGTCGTGTCGGTGTTAGCCGAGACGCGCCAGCAGGGCGTTGATCTGGTCGGGGCTCATGTCCGCCATCTGGGCACCGAGTCGTTCTGCGCTTTGGGACGCGAAGTCCTCCAGCGGGTCTGACGCGGGGGCCGCACCACCGGGCATGTCGCTCAGTGTTCGTGGCTTGAACCTTCCTACCTTCTCGACGATCTGCTCCGCTTGCTCCGCCAGGTTAGTGTTACTCACCTTCGGGGCAGCTTTTGGCGCGTACCCTTCCGGCAGTTCGGTCGGCCCGTAGATCGTCTCGACGATCTTCACGGCCTTCTCAAAGCGTTGCTCCAGCGTCAATCCTCGATTCACCGGTAGTGATTGCAGACGGCTATCCGCTTCTATCGCAGCCTCCCAGCGCTCTGCGTCGTGCTGCTCCCAGTACCGCAGTGCCGGGTTGGCATCGACCACATCGCGTACTTCCTTGGCGGCGGTCTGTTGCTGATCGGCCAGGCGGAACTGCTCCTCCTGCTCGATCTGCTGAAAGCGTCCAGCGAGTTGCCCAACCTTGCCCTCAAGGGCTCGGGTGTAGTCGATCAACTTCTTGACCGACGGAAAGTCCGCCACCAGCTCCTCGAGGTCCGCGTCCGACAACATGTCGGCCACAGGCTGCGTCTCACTGGCCTGATCGGTCGGGGCACCGCCACGTTCAACACGCGACTGCAACTCGGCGATCCGGTCCTGCAACTCTTTCTGCACCTGTTCTGCGGCCTGGCGGCGCTTGCGCTCGGTGTCCAGTACGGCGTACGGGATCGTGTGCTTGCCATCCTTGCTGCTCACGGGTGCGTCTGCTACATCGTCCTGTGCTGCTTGCGCGGGCGCCTCGTCCTCGCCTTCGATCTCGTCCGCGCCGGAAGTCGCGCTTGCTGCCTCTTCCTGTTCGTCGTCTTCGTCGGTCTCGGGCTCGTCACTCGCTCCGGTGTCCCCCATCATCTGTGCCAGCGACGCGGAGTCGGTGGGCATCTCGTCTGGGTTGGCCATGTAGTAGTCCAGGTCTTTCGGTGAATCTTTGCTCATTGCAATCGCCCTCTATCGGTAGGGTTGTCCGTGGGAGACATGCTCACCTGGTGCGACCAGGCTGCGCGGAGAGACACGTCATGGGCGCGACCGTAGCAGGGTGTTTTTGGCAGGGGTGCCCTTTTTCGCGTGGTGCAGATAAAAAAAACCCGGCACAGTGGCCGGGCGTAACCTCGGGAGAGGGAGGAGATCGGGGTGCTACGGTTGAATCGTCTCGGGTACCGCACTCGTCAGCGCCTTGGTGGCGGTGTCGGCGCGGATCTGCTGGGTCTGGGCGTTGAGCTTGGCGACCTCGGCCTGGCGCTTCGTGTCCTCGACCGTCTTGTCGGCCAGCTCCATGCCCATCTGTTCCATCTGCGCCTGCATCTGCTGCAGCGCCTCGGCCATCTGCTGCTTCTCGGGGTCGGGCGCCTGCTCGCCTTCTGCGCCGCCTTCGAGCCCCAACACCTTGCGCATCACGTCGGCCATCTCCTTGCGCTTCGGAAGATCCGTCGCCTCGAGGAAGAACGGCACCA